GTACTTAACACCACAAATATTTAATTCATCGCCATTAGATCTACTTGTTAAAAAAATTGCAAATACGTTACAAAAAGATCTTGCAGTTAGCTCGTGCTATATCAATCATTACGGGCAAATGGCAAAAGTGGGACAGCACACAGATAGTGCATTTGAAAATGCATTTACTATTTTAGTGTTTGTTAATTACTTTTGGCAAAGTAATTGGGGCGGGGAGATTAAATTCTTTAACGAGGAATCACAGCATCACTATTGTTTTGATTTTGTACCAGGTAGAGTTATTATATTTGACTCACGCATTGAACACGCAGTTATGCCATTGACTGCATACGCAAGGAAAGATAGATTTTCAATTGCAATTAAAGCAGTGTCCGGGTCCAGCATCAACCCAGGTCAACAATATGTTTCTAAAATAAGATATGAACGAGGATAAAGAAATGACAGAGATACACGCAAAGCCAATCGTAGATGGCAAATTCTGGATCGTAGAAAAAGACGGTGAGAAGATTGCCACACTACATAAAAAAGAAAATAATAAGTTTGTACTATCTAGTACCAACGGTGAAGTTATGTTCAATAAGAAAGATGATCTTACCAAGCAATTTGGTAAGGAATTTTTTCTTACAAGTTCAAAAGTTAAAGTTACGGCTAGTATACTAAATGAATGCCACGGGTATCCAACTAGTAGCAGACCTTACAATGCCATATACAATGTACAAAAAAAACTACCCCTGTTTACTAAAAGTAACGCAAGTAAAAGTTTGTATTGTGCAGGATATTATGTAATTAAATTTGATAAAGGATGGGTTAAGAGCTTTTGTCCTAAATTAATTACCATTGAACGCTACCCAAGTAAGGGTCCATTTAAATCAGACTTAGAAATGAAAACGGTACTGTCAAATGCAAAATCAGATTAATTTAGCACCGTTAACTCAATTTATACAAAGTGTAAGGTCTGCCGAATTAAGTCAAGCAAAGGAAGTTAAAATGTCTATTCAACAGGCTAGACTACTGTGCTTGGCATTAAACGAATTGCAGGAAAAACTGTTACAAGACTACGAAACAATGTTTAATGCATTAAAGAGTAGTGTAGATACCGATGTTATTACAGTTTCAATGGATGGCGGTACGTTTAGCGACAAATAAGGATAAATATATGCGTAGTTAATTGGAGAGTTTTACGAGATGTCAAGACCAAAACCGCGCATACTTTTAGAGTATATTAGTAAGAAAACATATAAGGCAGAACAAATCCTAGAAGCGGAAGCTATTTGGGCTGTCTTCTATAAAAATGAGCCTTTCAACCTTAAGAGCTTTAATAGCCTTACGAGTTACCCTGGACCTAAATACAAAAAAGTATCTTTTAGTAATCCTGGTCACGCACACAATCTAGCTAAAAAATTAAATTTAACATTTGGTACTACTGATTTCCAAGTTGTTAAATTAACGTCCGGTACTATTGTAAAATGATAGATCGAGACACGTTAACCAAAATATTTCTCCAACAATGGGGAAAGAGTACAGATGATGCAAATCTAAGTATGTACTCTAGAACTTGGTGGCAATCAAATCGTGTCAATAAGCAAAATGCATTTAGACTAAGTGATAAAGGTTTTGAGTTCTTAACTAACGACTTAGAATTAAAAAGTTACGAAGTTCCATTTACAGAGTCTATTGAGCTTAGTCCACAAACAATTATCTTTTTAGAAAGATACATTGACTGCCCGTATTTTTTAACAACTGAAAGTATTACTGTATTTTCGGAAAAAAAGTCGTTTGAGCTGTATCTGTTCTCTGACGATATCCGAAAATTTGGACTCATTAAAGCTATGAATGAGCGCCAAAAAGAACTAGACTCCTAACAGTCTGCTTGACAGAGTTGCTGTATTGCGCTATAATACATACATAGCGAAACAACTTTAACCCGCAACTTTAAGGAAATGTAAAATGGCAGAAATTAACAGCCGCACAGTTGGCCCAAAAAATGCTAAAAAGTCTCTACGTAAGGCTTTTAAAAGCAAGCGTCCAATCTTTCTCTGGGGTCCTCCCGGAATTGGCAAATCAGATATTATCAAACAGCTCGGTACTGAGCTTGAAGCTTACGTAATTGATGTACGTTTGAGCCTGTGGGAACCCACTGATATTAAAGGTATTCCGTATTTTGATTCTAACGATGGCACTATGCGTTGGGCTCCCCCGTCAGAACTGCCTAGCAAAGCATTTGCGGCACAACATAAACAAGTTATTTTATTCTTGGACGAAATGAACTCTGCGGCTCCTAGTGTGCAGGCCGCGGCTTATCAATTGGTTTTGAACCGCCGTGTCGGTGCATACGAGTTACCAGACAATGTTGTAATTGTTGCGGCTGGTAACCGTGAAACTGACAAGGGTGTTACATATCGTATGCCTGCTCCGTTGGCTAATCGATTTGTTCACTTAGAGATGACAGTTGAGTGGGAAGACTGGCAGGATTGGGCAGTTGAAAACAAAGTGCATAAAGACGTTGTGGGCTTTTTGACTTTTAGCAAGAAAGACTTGTACGACTTTGATCCAAAGTCAGGTTCACGTGCTTTTGCCACTCCACGTAGCTGGTCCTTTGTTAGCGAATTACTTATTGATGATGACTGTGATGCGGATACATTAACTGATCTAACTTGCGGATCTGTAGGTGAAGGGCTTGCTGTTAAGTTTATGGCGCACCGTAAACACTCTAGCAAAATGCCTAACCCAACAGACATTTTGTTAGGTAAAGTTAAAGAGATGAAATCTAAAGAAATCTCTGCACAATACTCGTTAGTTGTTAGCCTGTGCTACGAACTTAAAGATGCATGTGACAAGAAAGACAAAGATTGGAATTCAAAGGTTAATAACTTCTTCCAATTTATGATGGATAATTTTGAAACTGAATTAGTAATTATGGGTACTAAACTATCGTTGTCAACTTACAAGTTGCCGTTAGATCCAGATGAAATTGCATGTTTTGATGACTTCCATGCTAAGTTTGGTAAGTACATTGCCCAGGCAACTGAAAAGTAATTTGGCATAGCTTCAATTGACAGGACCTACGGGTCCTGTTATAATATATACATATTGAAACATTAGGAGAAGAGATGGCACACGCAGATCCAATTATTGACAAGATTATCGTAGCACGAGTAGGCTTGCTACTTCGCCATCCATTCTTTGGAAATCTTGCTACACGTCTACAAATTAAAGAAGCAAGTGATTGGCTTCCTACTGCGGCTACAGACGGTCGTAACATTTATTTTAATCGAGATTTTTTTACACCGCTTACTACTAAACAAGTAGAGTTTGTTATTGCACATGAAATTCTACATGCAGTATTTGACCACATTGGTCGTAATGAAAGTCGTGATCGTAAAATCTTTAATGCGGCGGCTGACTATGTTGTTAACGGACAATTGGTACGTGACCGAATTGGTGAACAACCTCCAGAAATTAAAATCTTCCATGATCCTAAATATTATGGTTGGAGTGCTGAACAAGTATACGACGAGATTTACGAAAAGTATGATGACGAACAATTGGCCGCATTGGGTCAGTTGCTTGACGAACACGTTGATTGGGGTGACAACGGTAATAACGGTAACCAACCGCAATACACTAAAGATGAGCTTAAAGCTATTCGTGACGAGATGCGTGAGGCAGTAATTGGTGCGGCACAAGCGGCGGGTGCAGGAAATGTACCTGCAAGCGTCCAACGCATGATTAAAGATCTTACAGAGCCTAAAATGAACTGGCGTGAAATATTGCGCCAGCAAATTCAAAGTACTATTAAGAACGACTATTCATTCCTACGTATGAATCGTAAGGGATGGCATATGAATGCAATTTTGCCAGGGCAACAATTCCAAGAAACTATTGACATCTGTGTAGCAATTGACATGTCAGGATCAATTGGTGACGAACAAGCTAAAGATTTCTTGTCAGAAATTAAAGGCATTATGCAAGAGTACAAAGACTTTAAAATTAAAGTTTGGTGTTTTGATACGCAAGTATACAACGAAGCCGATTTTGACGGATACACTATGGACGAGTTTGATGACTATGAGCCAATGGGTGGTGGCGGTACCGACTTTGATTGTAACTACGAATACATGAAAGAACACGATATTAACCCTAAAAAGTTTATCATGTTTACAGATGGATACCCATACGGTTCATGGGGCGATGAAAGCCATTGTGATGCAGTATTCATCATTCACGGTAATAACACTATTGTTCCACCATTTGGCGAGTTTGCATACTACGAAGAAGCTAAGGCAACAGCGTAATGGCATTAAAGAATGGCAAGCCAAATCCTCTAAATTACTTTGGATTTCGGAGGGTGGAGTTTGCCGCTCCGCATTTTAAATATACTTCTATAGATAAGTATACACCAACATTACTACGTAATTTAGACAGTTGGATTAAAACTAATTTAAATAGTCGATATTACATAGGGCAATCGTTAGCCCTTGATCATACTAATACAATTACATATAATACACGTATTGGGTTCGAATCTGAGAAAGAACTCAGTTTCTTCACAATCGCATGTCCGTTTTTACAAACGAGATAAATTATATACACACTTAATTTAAGGAGATACCATGACTGAACAAGTGGAAAAACAAGAAGTACCGGCTGGCCAAGATGCCCCAAAAGCAGAGGCCAACGAATTAACAATTAATGACTTAAATGCAATGAAAGTTATTATCGATATCGCTAGCTCGCGTGGCGCATTTAAACCTAACGAAATGACAGTTGTAGGTCAAACTTATACTAAATTGTCAACATTTTTAGACCAAGTAGCCAAACAAGCAGAAGCGACTAAACCAGGAGTATAATTATGCAATCACTAAAACACGTAGGTAGAATTAAAGCATCCGGTAAGAAAGTGTTAGTAGCTTATAGAACACTACCCGGAGACGCTTATAGCTGTCTTGTAGTACCAACTGAAAACATGCCAGATGAAATGCATAACGCAATCATCAACTGTGTCGAAAGTTCAACAGCACAAGAATCGTATGAATTTGCGGATGCATTAGATCGTACACAATTTCCAAATGGTAGTCGTATGTTGCCAGCATTACATCAGCAAGGCCGACTAATCAAAATTGGTACAAGCGAAGTTGAAATGATTCCAACTATGAACGCATCTATTTTGTTATCAGAACTTAATCAAATTATTGCAGAACAACGCGGTGTTGCTGTTGACGGTTTATGTATTAAGCCAGGTAGTAATGATAAAGTTGAAGTTAAAGAAGTTGCATCAGTTAGTAATATGCCAACTGAAACTGCTGATGTAAGCAAAACAACATCATCTGCGTCAGAAGTTCCGGCTGTAGCATTAACTGTAGATGAGCAAGCTAAAGACTATCGTTCTAAGGCGGATAAACTTGCTAAAGAGGCCGCGGCTTTTAGACGCATGGCTGAGGAATTGGTTCCGACCAAAAAAGCAAAGTGATCCAACAGGGAAGAATTCTTCCCAAAGAAGTCATCGATAGTTGGCCAGAAGTATTTGGAGAGGTAAAACTCCGTGTTCTACCTTTACGGTATCTCCATGCGGTTATTATCACGTTTAAAGATGGCAAGATTTGGGAAGTAAAAGTTACAGCTGAAGTGCAAAAGAAGGGATGGGACACTTTTGAAAGTTCGTTGTCTGAATTATTTAAGACATACGAAAACAGAATTGTCGACGTCGATTTTAAACTTGACACTGTGCGTATTAAAAAAGACATAGAAAAAGATACGCAAAAGTTTCTAAAGAAAAGAAAATTATAAATGAATGTTAAACTTTTATCATATAGTCAACCCGCAGCCGAATTTCGAAATATGGGCATCGAAGATGCACAGGAACTCATTGCGTATTGCGCCCGTGTCAGCAATCCTTCCAATCAGCTCAACACAGACACATCCGAAAAACTCATCAGATACTTGGTCAAACACCAGCACTGGAGCCCACTTGAAATGGTCTCCGCCTGTATCGAAATTACCACAACCAGAGACATTGCCCGCCAAATCTTGCGACACAGAAGTTTCAGTTTCCAAGAATTCAGTCAGCGATATGCTGACCCTACTAAAGACCTGTCGTTTGTACTGCGAGAAGCACGACTCCAAGATCCAAAAAATAGACAGAATAGTATCGCCTCAGATGATTCAGAGTTACAAGCATGGTGGGATGCTAAACAAAAATGGATCATTGAACAGTCTAAAATTGCCTACGCTCAAGCTATCGATAAGGGCATAGCAAAAGAACAAGCTCGTGCTGTATTGCCAGAAGGTCTTACAGAAAGTCGTTTATATATGAATGGAACACTACGTAGCTGGATTCACTTTATTGAATTGCGAAGTGCTAATGGTACTCAACTTGAACACCAAGAAGTTGCTATTGCCTGTGCTAAGGTGATAGCTGAGATTTTTCCGCTAGCCAACGAACTTCTAGCCAAGTAAAATCATTTATCTTATCCAATGCCTCTTTATTAGAGGCATTTTTTTGGCCGTATGCTTGTCCGGCAAGTGCGCCTAAATAAGCATAGTACCCGTATGGTACTGCATCGTTAATTGTACACCATTGATGTAATCTAGATAAAGATTCTTCATTGTTAGTTACTGCTAGTTTACAACATTCCCTAAAGGCACTACGCCATGTACTAAACGGATCTGTATTGAAAGCTGTGATGTTACTAACTTCTTCCATTGCTTTAAATCTAGTACTAATGTTCATAGTCATATCAGTACTCGTAACATCCATATCGACAGTTAATTTTTTTGGTAATAGCTTAACACCGCCGTATCCGTATTCTAATCCATTTACAGGATTACGACTACGCCATACATGTACAATATCATGTTCTTCTTTTGTCACTTCGTAATTAAAATTAAAAGTATCTAAAATAACAGCATCGGCATCTACTACCCAAAACATAGGACTAAAGCTACGCTTTGCAGCCGCAATGTGTGCTTGGTGTATACCAGTTACGCCTTGCACATGTTTTGCTAACGGAAATCGTTCTTTTAGCTTTGCAAAATTGTCAACAGCATTTAGTTCATTATAAGAAATAAAAATAATATCAAACACGGGTGCGGATTATCCTTGGTGTATTATGATAAACCGTTTTAAAAAATCTACTAGATTCTGCACACGGGTTGAATAGTTCTAGGTCACATTCATGTTTAAGTGTTTCGCCTAACCCCATAATTTCATATGGTAACATTTTTTCAGTTATTATGCTGTACTTGGTTAACCATTCATTTGTAAGCCATTCAAAATCACGTACATTAGCATAATCCCAATCTGTACAATTAGTCTTGTAAGCACCTTCACGAGCACCGTATATAGTCCATAGTCCGTTTGGCACATCTGCACCAACGTTACACCAAATTAAAAGTCTATGATAATTTTGCCACCAAATCTTTTTAAGGTTGCCAACTTTTGCTCCTTGGTCTAAGCTCATCTTTACACCCTCACGAAAGCCTGCTCTCCATGCTTGGAACGGACTTGCAGTTACAATACTTTCGCTATAGTTGTCATTAAACTGATAGTAACGATCATCAAAACAAAACTCAACTAAACCTTTAGTATCGCTAGGATCAGAATTTTCGTGAGTCCGCATTTCGTTAACAAATTTACGTGTCCATAATTTTAGGCCGCCGTTGCCATACATTAGCCCATTTACTCCAACACGTCCACACCAGCTGAAAACGTTTTCACTGGTAAGTCCAAGGGCGTCTAGATCAATTTCTACTTCAAGAAACTTAGGATCTACAATGTTATCTGCATCTACAGTAACAAAGTATTCAGTTTCGCTTAATTTAGCGCAAGCCTTGTGTGCGGCATCACTACCTTTAACTCCGTGTACACGCTTTGCCCATGGTACTTTCTTTAAAAGATCTGCATAATTCTTTTCTGCATTAGGCTCGTCATAGCTTAGAAAAATGACGTCCTGATCCATAATTTTAATTATATTATTCATTTATTTTTAACCCATATGTTTTAAACACTAATTTTGAAGATATAGATATCTTATCAATACGCTTTTCAATTTTAGTTGTAAAAGGAACTGATATTTGCTTTGAAGATATTAAATCAACCGAATCAACAAAGATAGTCCTAATTAAAAAATCAAAATCTGTTTCAAGTGTAACAAAGAATACCAACTTTGGTATAAGTAGACTATCACTGTATACTGCCTTAACTGAATCATTTAAACTAAACTCCCAACATTCTGAAGGACCATTCCATGCTACAATGCATTCAGCTTTTTCGTTGTTGTCAGTAATCCATTCAAAAATATTATTCTTAAAAATATATCCGTGTTCTGTATTTGGTACAACTGCTAATACTGAAGATCCATCAGGTTGTCGTTTATATCCTACAAGATAATCATTAAAGGACCAAGATCCATCAATAAGTTTTTCTACTTCCGGCCAAGTTGCTTCAATACCATACTCATAACTGTCATCACGCTCGTTACCTATAGATAGAATTTTACCGCTTTTTTTATTGTAATAAACATAATATCGAGGAGTAGTGTTAAGCGGTTTCTTTTTTGCCATTGGCTAACTCCTCTAAGCGTTTTAATATTTTGCCGGTTAAAAAGTTTTTCTCTACATAATGAAATAATTTAGGTTGTATCATATTACCTAATACCATATTACCTCTTGAATTTAACACAAACGGAACTGCGTCTTGCCAAGTTGATGGAATCATATCCCATCCTTGCAAAGGTGTCTTCATATGTACAAATTCTAAAGGACTGCATGAATCAATAACACTATTATATTGCCCAGTAATTTCAATTGCAATAGCAGTAGCTAAATCCATGCTCGGCCATAACTGTGGCTCGTTTGGTGCAAATGTTCCTCTATTAAAATCCCAATGGGTAATTACAAATTCTAAAACTTTATAAAATTCGTATGCTACTTGATTCTTTTTAAAGTAGTGTAATGCAAAATACGGATTAGTTAATTTATTTTCAATAAACACTAATCTATGTATAGGATCGGGTCCTATAATTTCATTTTTATAATTTTTAACTCGAGAACAAAATTTAACATCATGATCTGAGCAATAAGTCCACCATGCAGAAATATCTTCAACTAGCAACATGTCTGCATCTAATACAATAGTTTCATTATACGGAGTTGCATAATAAAGTTGCCAACGATTATCAGTTTTATATTTTCCATCGTTTTTAACTTCAAACGGTATTGGAATTATTTTATCAAATGCCGACTGATATTTTTTTGGAACTTTATCGTTTGTCATTAGCGATACTAGCGTAGTAGTTGACTGGCTGTATTTTATACTGAGTGCTAGTGCGTATGCTTGTTCAAGATAATTTGTAGACTTTGTATTTTCTGCAAAAAGTAAGAATCCTTTAGACACCATAACCTCCGTCGATGATACGAGATAGACTTGCTTTATTCATAACGTGTACATCTATACCAGATGTTTTAGCGGCAAGATATTCTCCAAGGTGATCTTTTTTCTCAATTAAAAATTTTAGTGTAGTGTCTTTTATATCAAGACATATATCTCTATCTAAAATGTACGTCATTGTGCCAGGTAACTCTGTTGCAAAATCGCCAGATATTTTTCCATTCATTAGATGGATAGCAATACTAAACGCATAATCATTTCTAAATGTAGTAGATTCAATACTGTATAATGTTCTAAAATATAACCAGTTTGATTTTATGTATAATACTAAATCAAAGAATGCCTGCGTAACAGGTGTTTTATCAAAAGCAAATACCGTGGCCCAGTAGAAAGGAACGCTATATTGATTAATACGTTCAAATTGTTTAGTATCTCTCCAACCTGCAAGATCAAAACTTTTTTTATAAATTTGAAAAGGTGCATCTTTTTCAAATGCAATTTTTAAGATACTTGAATTAATTATATAATCACTATCAAGTACAAGTGTACGATCATACGGCGTTACATCGTATGCACGAAATCGAGATAAGTTTTTCCATTCACCTAGGGTAAATGCCATGGTACCATCATGGAACTTCTTTTGTTGTGACATAGATGTTTCAACAGCAATATCAATTATTTGATCAAAGGGGTGATCAGGATACGCCTTTAGTAACCAGCTTTTGCTATCAGTAGCAATACTAACAGGAACATTTAAGAATTTTTTTATACGCTCTGCGGCAAACACCGCCAGCTTAACATAATCCATGTTTGCATTATTATGCGCAAAGATTAACGCACCTTTACTCATAACTCAACAATATCTCCAATTTTTCTTTTTGACTTAATTTCAGCAAACTTAATTGAATACGTGTTGAGTGCTGTCATATAGTTTAACAAGATAGTATCAAAAAATTCTTGTACATCAGTAATAACAATTGGAAAGTTGTCAACATCTACAAATGGCACATCGTGTGTGTAGCCTAAATCTAATACAGTTTTTGTAAAGTTAATAAGTTCTGGCCCAATAAGAAAGGTGCCGCCGTTAGAGTAATAAATTAACTGTTGATTAAATTCTTCTAAAACTATTTTTCGTTGGTTTGATAGTGTTGCCAAGTAGTTGGCAACCGCAAACGCTTTTTCAATTCTTTCATCCATAAAGATACCTCAAGTAGTATATATTACACTACTATAGTTATCTTGT